CATCGGGGTCAGCGTGCGCCCGACCTGAGACGCGGTTGCCGGCTCGAAGGCCAGCTTCAGCAAAATGGGTCCGAAGCTTCGCCCGACCGTGTCGACCAGCCCGACCAGAAGGGCTGCGATGAAGGCACCACGGATGGAGCCGATGCCGCCGATCACGATCACCACGAAGGTCAGGATCAGAATGCCGTCGCCCATATTCGGCTCGACCGAGAGGATGGGGGCGACCATGGCACCCGCAAAGCCGGCGAGCATCGCGCCGATACCGACGACGATCATGAAAAGCCGCCTGATGTTGACGCCGAGCGCTTGCACCATCGGCGCATTCGAAGCGCCGGCGCGCAGCAGCATGCCGGTGCGCGTATGCTGCACCAGGACGTAGAGACCGATCGCAACAGCAATACCGGTCCCGATGATCAGGAGCCGGTAAAGCGGATAACGAAGCTGGTCGAGCACCGGCACCGAGCCCGCGATCGCATCAGGAATGGCGATGCTGATCGGCGCCGCCCCCCAGATGATCCGCACCCCCTCATGCAGGATCAGGATCACGCCGAACGTGGCCAGCACCTGATCCAGATGATCGCGCTCATAGAGATGCCGAAAGATCAGAAATTCCAGGACCAGCCCGAAGGCAAACGCGGCCGGCAGAGCAAGCAAGAGCCCGCCGACAAAGCTGCCGGTCAGCTGCGTGAACATGACGGCGAGATAGGCGCCGACCATATACTGCACGCCGTGCGCCAGATTGATGAAGTCCATCACCCCGAAGACAAGGGTCAGACCAGCCGCCACCAAAAACAGAAGAATGCCGAACTGCACGCCGTTAAGTGCCTGAATGACCAGAAGATTGGTCATCGCCGAACGACAGCGCGCAGCGTCAGGCCGATCGATGTCGGCGTACTTGCCGGGTCGAGGCGGCAACAATCAGGCATTCGCTCTTACAGCCCAGGCTTTCGTGATCCTTCTCAACACCCCATCGCCTCCAGGCCGGTGGTGCGGACGGCGGGACTCGAACCCGCACGGGAATTCACCCTCCAGATTTTAAGTGAAAACTCGGCAAACTTCGCTCACGATGTTGGTGAAGGTTTAATGAAGTTGGGCTTGGTGACGGGCTTTGCCGTCAGATTTTGGTCAATCCTGGATCTTCTCCATTGAGTCGATCGCTGCAAACTTGTCGGGGCTAAAGACCTTCATGTAGCGGCGCGTCGTGATGATTGATTTGTGCCCTGCAAGCTCTTGTGCGACGTGCATAGAAACACCGGCCATACCCAGCCGGGTGACAAACGTGTGTCGACAAACATACGGTACGACATCCTTACCGAGGCCAGCAAGGTCACGCATTCGGCAGAATGTTCGGTAGAAGGCGTCATAGGTGCCTCGCCAGTCTGGCCAGTGAATCTATTCTTCAAGACGCGAAGCGTGGCCTGGTTATGGGTGCCGCCTTGCTGGTTACGCTCGGCACCAATCACCATGTCGCTAAGCTGAGCGATGGCGTGGGAACCCCTAAGCTGCCCTAACTGAACCCTTGCTCCCTCCTCATGGCCCTTACCCTCGGGTCGCTTCAGATGGCTCACCACGAAGAGGCCGATCTTGGTCTCCTCGACGAGCTTCCTGAGCCTGGTCATGATCAGGTCGAGAAGCTTCCGCTCGTCCTCATTCTCGGTCCCGGAAACGACGATCGAGATGTGGTCGAGGATGATCCATTTGCATTCGCAAGCCGAAGACATGTAGCGGATACGGCTCTCCAGCGTGTCGATATCGGTCGAGCCCCAATGGTCCAAGAGGTAGACCCGGTCGTTACCGAACAGCTCCTGATAAGCTGCCCGTCGTTCTTTCTGGTCTTCGGGATCGAGGCTGGACCAGGGCGTGAAGTCCAGATGAAGAAGCTTGTTGAGGGCAAGACCCATAAGCCCCTTCAAAGTCCGCTTGATACTCTCCTCAAGCATCAGGAAGCCAACCCGTTCGCCCCGCTTGATCAGGTGATAGGCGATCTCCCGGCAAAGCGTTGACTTGCCGATCCCGGAGCCAGCCGTGATCACCACGAGTTCGCCCTGGCGCATCCCATGGGCGAGGTCATTGAGCCCATCCCAGGGATACGGGATGCAGCTCACGGCCTCATCGTCGTTGATCATGAGATCCCAGGAGGAGCGTGCGGCGATAACGCCATCTGGACGCCAGGGCTTGGCGCCATGGATGGCGGTTAGGATGTCTCCTGGCTTACGGTTCTGGAGGGCTTCGCTCGGGTCCTTGAAGCCTTCGAGGCGTCCGATCCTGGTCTTACCCAGGGGCAACACCTTGGCGGCCTCTTCGCTGGCTTTTCTCCCTGGTTCGTCATTGTCGAAGAGGAGGATGATTCCCTCAAACTTATTGAGCCAGTCGAAGGCGGCAGCGACGTCACGCCTGGCCGAGCCGGCACCGCCCTTAAGCGACACCACGGGCCACTTGTTGTCCTGGATCTGAGAGACCGACATGGCGTCGATCTCGCCCTCCGTGATCACCACCCTCTTGGCATAGGCGGGCCAGGAGATGTGCTGTCCAAAGAGGCCAGCTTCGCGAACGGAGCCCAGGACGGTGAAGGACTTGTCGGGGAAGCGGATCTTTTGGCCGGCTAGGCTGCCGTCTTCTGCGAAGTAGGGTGCGATGTGGACGGTCTTCTCGTTCCATTGACCGACCCTGTAGCCGAACTTCTTGCAGGTCTCCTCGGTGATCCGCCTGGTGTTGAGGGCGCGGAACTCGCCGATTATCGGCTTGAAGTCCGCCTTCGGTCTCTTGGCCCCTGGCTCTCCAGATTTGTCATGTCCCGGTTCGTATCTGGCGCAGCCTGGGGTGAAGCAATAAGCGTGTCCGTCGTCGTAACGGACTAGGTTGTCCTTGGAGCCGCAGTCTGGGCAGGGCTCCTTGGCGATGACAGATGCATCGGCATCGAGTGACATGATCCGATATCCTCATCGTCCTCAGTGACTCGAAGGAAGCCCCGGTCGACGGCCTCGATATGAAAGCTGGCGTTGCCGATTTCGAGGCGGAAGGTGCCGTCCCTCTCGACCTTCATGCGAATGTCGTCAGCATCAATGCAGGTCACATTCCCACTCGGCTCCATAACGGTTTGCACCATGGGGCTTCTCCCTTCTGGCTGTCCTATGAGAGGCGGTTTTTGATGGTCTCCTCGGCCTGATGAGCTAGCGGGCCAAGGCAGATGGGGACGCCTAGATTGGCGCTTGGGAACTTCTCCTGGAAACGTGAGAAGCGCTTTAGCGAGCGCTCCATCTTCTCCCGAGACCAGTCCAAGTCGGGGTTGAGCGTGAACTCGTTGAGGAGCCAATCGACGGAATAGGCCTCCGTGCGGAGAACGTCCTCGCCAGTCCAGGCGATCTGGCATCGGCCGAAGTCCATTCGATTGAGGACATGCCAGGCGAAGGTAGCGGTGTCGGCCGTGGGTTCAACGTCGAGGCCGATGATCTGGACTTGAAGGTCACCGGACATGATCTCCAGGGCGAAGGAGCAGTCGGCGACGTAGTGAGCGAAGAAGGAGTTCGGAGCGATGACCCATCGGCCAGGGCCTAGGGCTCCCTCCAAGTCCACCTTGAAGCGATTGGCCAAGTCGAGCGGATAGACCGATGGGCTTTTCGCCGGGATGAAGATGTCGATGTCCTTGTGATCGATACCTTCAGCGAGATCGCGTAGCGCCCCTCCGGCGATCACGGCCGGCACGCCCAGGGTTTCCTAGACGCGCATGCGAAGGTGTTCCCAGGCGTAAGGAACATCGACGCCGGGGAGGATTTCCTCGGGATTGTGCATCGGATGAAACTCCAGGGGAGCTTTAGGCTTCGGTGGCGAAAGCCTTGAAGGAGGGGATGCCGTCGCCGGCCTGACGAGCGTCACAAGCCGCCGTCCACCAGTCCGAAACCCGAAAGCCTGGGCACCACTTGTTCGTGCCTGGGACTTGGCAATGGCCAAGGACGTCGATGGGTGGAGCGGAGGAACGGCGATAGGGGCGAACCATCTCGATCAAGGACGAGACCAGGAAGAAGCAGGAGACGAGCTGATCGAAGGTGTAGTTGAGGGAGGGCTGGCCGCGTGCGTCTAGGCCACCAGCGAGGCAAATGCCGAACGAGCCAAAGTTGGCGCTGCGCGCATGGGCGCCGCAATGGGTGATCTTGCGTCCTGCCTCGATGCCGCCATTACGGCGAATGACGAAGTGGTAGCCGATGTCATCCCAGCCGCGATCGAGATGCCATTCGCGGATGTCTTTGGCGCCGATGTCCATGTCCGGCTTGGTGGCGGCACAATGGATGATGATCTCGGAGATGTCGGGAAGGGTGTGCTTCCTCATAGCTTCATGCCCAGCTTTTGGAGGACGTTGATGGAGCGCTCATTGCCAGGCGCCAGGAACCAGGCCTCGGGGATCTGCTTATCGGCGAAGAGGAAGACGACCTTCCTCGGGTTCTTGCCCTCGCACCAATCGGCGTAGGTCGTCCGGGACTGCTTCCCTAGGCGGGTCTTCGAGCGCGTGAAGATGAAGCGAAGGTCAAGGTCGGGATGCTGTTCCCGCACCCACAGATGCTTTTGTCGGTCGTCGGTCGTGAACTGCCCCTTGGTCTCGATGACGATGCCATTGGGGAGCACGAAGTCCGGGCTGTAGGTGCGCTTCTTCTCGGGCTGGAGAAATGGGATTTTGACGACCTCGTAGTAGATGGGGAGGCCGCGATCCCCGATGTCCCGTGCAATGTCGTCCTCCAGGCCGCTCCTGTAGCCGTTCCTGATCCCTCTGGACGCCGCCGCCTTACCCCACCTCTGAGGGCGGGGCACGGTCAGAAGTCCCCAGGATCGCTGGCTTCAGACTTGTCGCCCTCGCTCTTTTCGCCATCGAAGGGGCAGTCATCGGCGCCGCTGTCCGTGAATGCGTCGATATCGAAACCCTCTTCCTCGCCGAAGCCGAAGCGTTCGCCGTTTTGCTCAGGGGCTTGGACGAGCTGGAGGATCTGGACGGCATCGAGGTAGAGGCGAAGGCCAACCTTGCCCTCGCGCGGTTCGGTCGGTTTGACCTTGAAGGACACCTTGGCAAGCGTGCCGGTCCAGGGCTCGATACCGCTGATAGGCTTACCCCTGGCATCGAACAGGGCGATCTTACGAGTGAACTCCTCGCCGTTTCGCGACTTGCCCTTGGCGCCTGTCGAGAAGGACATGCGGATGTTGCCGGTGGGCTTGCCCGTCTCCTTGTCGATCTCGTCCTTGAAGAAAGGGCGCTTCTCGGAGGAGGTGATGGTCGCTTGGGCGTCGAGGATTTTGTCCAGCTCGGCGATCAGATCTTGGGCGGCGCCAGGGTCGAGCGAGATGACCGTCTCGAAGCGACCCTTCTCATCGAACTTGGTGGAGGGTGTGATCAGCTTCGGCCAAATCAGGGTGCCGCGCGGGGTCACGAAGGAGAGTTTCTTTGCGGAACTCATTGGGAGAACTCCGGGGAGCTTGAGAGGAACGGGCGCGCGTTAGCTCTGGACGCCGATGATTGCAGGCGCTTTGGCGGTGACTTCCGCGATGACTTCGGGAGCGGGTGGCTCGTCCGATGCCTTGGTCTTGGGTGCGGCTGGCGCTTCTTCACCGAGGCCCCAATGGGATTTCCTCATGGCCTCGACTAAGGGGCCGCCATGGCTGACCATAAGTTCGGCCAGATCTTTGCGGCTGGGCGCCTTCTCGAAACGCCAAGCGCGGATGGCTCGGCCGAGAGCCGAGGTCGACTTGTCTTTGCTCATTCTTGGAGGACCTTTGTTGTAGGGGGAGAGGCCTAAAGCTCGTTCGCGAGGTATCGCTTGACGGCCGCTAGGGCTGGCTTGGCCTCATCACTTCGATCGAGGATGTTCACAGCCACGCGGTAGATGTCTTCGGGCTGGGCATTCAAGCGGTGGGCGAGGAGAATGAAGGCTAGGGCCGCGCCCACGAGCTGAAGCTCTGGCCTCTCATGCTGATGCTGGATCTTGTTGATGATGCCGAAGGCGTAGGCGGCAGCCTCCGTGGCGTCGACGTTGGTCAAAGCAAGGGCGTTCACATGCGGTTTGATCCGCTGCGTCATGGCGCTGCTCCTGGGTTTTTTCTAGATCGTCGGCGGGACGAGATGCGTAAGCTGTAAGTCGATTACATTCACCGGAACGGCGGTTTTAGGGCGCGTCAGTTATAATCCACCCTTCCGGTGAGCATCGGCATGGCTAGGCGAAGAAGAACTCGCTCTGGAGGATATCTTCAATTCGGAATGAGCCTCGTTTGGGCAGCTTAGGGAACGCGGTTGGCTTAGAGCTGGTTGCAGCTCCGAGGTCATATGAAACATCAATCAACCGGTCGCCCTCCTCGTAGAGATCGACGAAGCTCTCCTGGATGGCGACGCGCATTTGCTCCACATCTGCAGCCAAGGAGCCGTAGCTATCATGGACCATAGCGAACTCGCGGATGCCGCATTTGTAGGCCAGGTTGACGTACATCCTGAGGGCGCATGCGTCATAGGAGTGAACGAAGTTAGGTGGCACCGCTCGCGCGTTGGCCTTGAGATCGAGGGCCTCGACATCGTCGGCAACCCTCAACTGCGTTACCGCCCCCATAAGTTTCGTCTTGATTAAGCCGATATCCTTCTTCCGATAGGATTGCTCGACCACGAAGCCATCTGGAAGATGCCATCTGAGGCCACCTTGGGTTCCCCCTAGCGCGACCCTGGCAGCCTTCGAGAGCCACTTCTGGACCGTGATCGCTGAAGACACGACCTGACCTATGGCCTCCCAGACGATCGGCTGGAGATAAAGGCTGGCTTTGAACATACCGTCCGTTTTTACCTCGCCTCCGTTCGCGCCGATAAAGGTAGCCTCGAAGGGATTGAAACCGGTCCTCTCTGCCTTCTCCCTGGCCGCCGCTTCGATGAAGCCCCGGCTGGCATAGGTCGTGGCCGAATAGGGGAGGGTCATGACAGAGCGCTTGGTAATCTTTCGGTCGACACGCAGGGCCAACCATTGGCGCGCTTCGGGCTCCTTCTCCTTCCGCTTCCCCAGCTCAATGGTCACGAGATCGGCCACTTGAGCGTAGATATCAGCCGGCCTCTCGTTGGGGGTGAGGTTGACGGCCTTGGCGCCCACCTCATCGCGGAGCATGGCGCTGTAGTGCTGGAGGCCATTGCATGTGCCGTCCATGGTGATCGGAAGGTGGGAGACGTAGCCAACGCCGTGGCTCAAGGCGTTGTGCCATTCAATGCAGGCGGCCAGGAACATCCAGGGCTTCTCGGCCTCCTCCCAAAGAGAGCGACTGGAGAAGGGATCGAGGGCGAACATTCGGAGTTCTTCGGAGCGGTCGAGAACCCATGCCTCGCGTTCCTCGAAGCTGACCTTGTCGAAGCCGAAGCAGTTGGCGATGTGGACGGCGAGCCAGAAGATGCCGTTATTGTCGTTGGTTAGGGGCTTACCATTGGCGAACTCAAGGAGGCTTTTGGTCAGATCCGAGCCCTGAGGATTGAGGCCGCTGGTGACGGCGTAGGCTCGGCCCCTGAAATCGAGCTGCCAGGGGAAGTAGATGGCGTCATATCCGCTGTAGCCTTGGGCCGTCGAGACGTCCGTATGGGCCTGGATGAACTGGCTGACGCGGCGCCTTTCTGAGCCCCACCAGGCGGTCATCTCTTGGCGACGTTCCGTGATCAGATCTGTGTGCGTTTCCCGCCAAGCCTGTTGGGACGCGGTATCGCCGGCTTCTTTCCAGGCGGCCATGAGGTCGTCGCCCTCGGCCAGGACCGGATGCTTCACTGGCTGGGGTTGGATTTCTTTGGACGGGAGCTTGCCGATCGAGACGCCACGATCGATTGCTTCGAGCATGACATCAAGGACAGGTTTGTTGATGTGCCAAGCGGTGTTTTGCATGGCGTTGACCGCTGAAAGGACCTGGGAGAGGTCTTGGCGGCTTAGGTCGTTGGCGTAGGTCTGGCCGTCCTTCTTGCGATCGATTCCTTTGATGAGGGGGTAGGCGAAGTCGTCATTCAGGTAGCCGCCGTCATGGAGGTTCGTCCATGGACGCGGCCGGCAAACCATGGGGATGTTTGGGGCAAACGTTAGGAGTTCACCTCGCTTTGCAAGGCGCTCGACCATTTCGAGTGCTTCAGGTGTCGGATCGACCCGCCAGATTTTCTTCCTGTTCCTCTGATAGCCCAGCGAAAGATCGACTAGGCCGGTGGAGGAGGCCAGAAGCTCAACCAGAGTTGCGCCGATATGGCATCGCTCGGTACTGGACCAGGAAGTCAGGTCGATGCCAGCCCTGGAGGCCATGACAGAATAGATCTTCCGCGCGTAGACGTGGTCGCGAGAGCGCCTTTCCTTTTTGACCTTCCTCTCGGTTAGTTTGAAGAGATCAGGCTCAGCCTTTTTGAAGGCCTCGATACAGGCCTCGTCACAGATGGAAGTGCCGATCAGTCTTGCGATGGTGACCAGGGGGCGCTCCCTTCGGGTGAGCATCGAGACTATGACACGAAGGGTGATGTAGGCGGCAACCTCGGAAGGGATGCCATCCAGAAGCTTGGCTGAGGTTGAGCGCTTTTGGAACTTCCCTTTCCTGTATTTGTCTCGGTAGGCGTCGATCGCTTTGGTGAGATCCTGGACGAGGTTGCGGATGGTCCAACGGCCATAAGCCGTGTCGTGTTCTTTACCCCTGGCCTGGGCGTCGAAAATGCGGCGCCAATAGTCCTCTCGGGAGCGTTCTTTAGCATCGGCTTCGAGCTGTCTTTGGAGGGCTTCAAGGGAGGCTTCGGGGGCGGGTGAATTGGCGTCGAGGCGGGGTGTCGACATGGCACTTCGGCTCCTGATTTCAGGGTCATTTTGATGACCGTGAGAGAAGCGCTTGGTGACAGTGTTCCCAATTTGTGGACGAATGTCAGACTTTTGCGACGGACTTTGACATTGCTCCACAAAACAGGACTTTCCGTCCTGCACACTACACGACACATCGGAATTTGAGGGTTGATCTTCGTTTTGG